TCGATGTATATCCCAGTGCCTACGCCAATGCGTGGGCTGCCAAGGAATACAAGAAGCGCGGCGGTGGGTGGAAGGGTCCAGACAACCGGGTGAAGAAATGAGCGAGGGTGGCCTTGGTAAGTGGTTCGGGGAGAAGTGGGTCGATGTGAAGACCGGTAAAGCCTGTGGGCGATCCGGTTCTGAGAAATCGTCTCGCAGCTATCCAGCCTGCCGACCCGAGGCTGCTGCCAAGAAGTTGACCGCCAGCGAACGCAAGACCATGAGTGGTAAGAAGACCGGACCTGCACGGCAGTCGTGGCCAGTGTCGCCCTCCGGTAAGCGAAAGGGTAAGTGACATGGGTCTAGGTACTCCAGTTTCGGCCAGTCTTGATAGCATGGATAGTGCCTATGCTTACCCCAAGCTGCCTAGCCAACTCGGAGGTACCAGAACCTTTATCCAACAACATACGTATGAGCAGCACATGTCGTTCATCAAATACGGACCTCCCGTTCTTGGAACCCTTATAGGTCTTATGTTTTACGGCATCATATACGTTCTCATTAGGGGTTCCGTAGCATACATTGCTGGCTGCATTGTTATAGCGGTTTCCGTCAATATGACATACTACCATTCCAGATGGTCTGGGTCCTATAAACGCCTCAGCAACTACTACGTGTATGTTTCTAGATGTCTGCGTTTTGTCCTTTGGCCTTCTCTTAAACGATATAGACAGGTAATGTGTCGCAAAGTTTGGCTTCCTAATAAACCGCTCTCCGTTTTTGATAGCTGCTATACGTCCAAGATTGCTGACTTCGTAACCATCATGCCCAACAACCGACTTCCAAATCTCTGGAGTATCCGTCATGGCTAAACCTCCGTCTGCCGCTGATCGGAAGATAGCAAAAGTTTATAGTGAATACAAGGCCGGTACTCTCCACGGTGGTAAGGACCCCAAGGGTCCGAAGAAGGCACCCGTCGTGAAGTCCCGCAAGCAGGCCATTGCTATCGCTCTCAGCGAGGCTGGCAAATCGAGGAAGATGAAATGAGCACCCAGTACATCCGCATCAAGAAGGACGGGTTCATCTACGAGTATAACGAGCGACTGGCGGTCCACCCAGATTGTGAGGTTATCTCGGAGCAGGAGGCGTACCCGGAACGATTCATCACTCCCTTCGTGATAGATAAGATCAACGAGATCACTCAGCCGAAGCGTGGGCGTAAGCCGCGCAAGGGTCTTGATCTGGCTACTGACATCCCCGAAGAACCGGTGTATACTGACCCCGAGTTGGCTGCGGAAGCTGCACAGGGTTGGCCTGAATGACACCTGCGGATATCATCACTGAAGCGCGAAATCTGGTTCAGGATACGCGCGCACCGTATCGCTACAGCGACACCCTCATGCTTGGTTGGGTGAACCAGACGCTGAAGCGCATGTCGGTGCTGCGCCCTGATCTGTTCTCCTTCATTGGTGATATCCCCACGACGGCGAACACAGTACTCCAGAGCTGTCCGTCTGACTCGCTGCGGCTAGTCGAGATTTTCCAGATCAAGAACGGCGATGCGGTGACCGAGGTCAACCGTGATGTCCTCGACCAGATGTACCCGAACTGGGTCAACGAGGCGGCAGGAACTCCGGTGAACTTCATGCGCCATGTGCGCAGCCCCAACAAGTTCTTCCTGTATCCTCGGCCTTCGACGGGAGTTGTGCTTGTTGGTGAGTATGCTCAGGTTCCTCCGACCTACACGATAGCTCAGACTATCGCGCTGCTGCCAGATTCGTACCTCCCCGTCGCCGTCGATGGCGTGGTGTTCCTCGCTGAGTCGGTAGACAACGAGCATGTGAACACGGGACGAGCCAAGCTGTTCCAAGACTCGTTTTCTCAGACCCTCGCTACGGGCCTTCAGGTTCGCAGCATCACTGACACTGAAGAAGGCGGGATGGACCCGAGGCAGGTGATCTAATGGCCGACCGTACATTTGCCTCACTGGTTCCCAAGGTTAACCCCAGTGTCCCCGGCTGCCCGACGCAGACGATCATTCAGTATATCCGCGATGCAGCGATCCGGACCTGCGAGCGTACCCTCGCATGGCGATACCAAGTGCCGCTGTATGACCTGCTTCCGGGTGTGCATGAGTATCTCTACAACAAGCCGGATGCGACGGATGCGCACGCTATCTTTGCCGCCATCGTCAATGGTAGCCACCTTGAGAAGCTGACGCTCGACGACGCCCTGCGGCTCTACCCGCAGTGGGCTGACCTGTATTCGGGTGAAGACCCGTCCGTGCTGTGGAGCCTGACCGATCCGAGCGGCTTCGATACCGATGAGTTCAATGAGCCGCAGTACAACGGCGGGAGCGCATTCGATCTCCCTGACTCCGTTGTCGCTGATGCCAGCACGCCTCGCTCGATCTGTCAGGTGACCCCTGACAAGTACATCATCCTCCCGCTGCCGGATGGTGAGGCGACGTACACGATGCGCATGTTCTTGGCGCTTAAGCCCAAGCGCAGTGCCACGGCGATGGATGAGGTTATCTTTGACGATCTCGAAGAGGTCATCCTCCACGGTGCGCTCCAACACCTTCTGGTGCTGCCTAACAGTCACTGGACTGACCGGGAGCTTGCTGCGTACCACGCAAAACAGTATGTCTTTCAGATCGCAGAGCGGCGCGCCCGCGCCAATCTTGGTAATCCCCGTGGCGTCTTGCGTGCCAAGATGCAACCGTTCGGAGCCTGACCATGGGTGTTAAAGTCGCAAACAACGCTGTGACGGCTACCGTAGGGGCTATCTCCAGCACGGCTACCGCAGTGACGGTCACCGCAGGTACAGGCGCTCTGTTCCCCATCTTGGGTACGGGCGACTATTTCTACGCCACGCTGACCAGCACAGCGGGGGTCCGCGAGATCGTGAAGGTCACGGCGCGAACCGACGACGCGATGACCATCGTGCGCTCGCAGGAAGGCACCCTCGCACAAGCCTTCCCGGCTAACTCTCGGTTTGAACTCCGCATCACTGCGGCGTCGATTACCGACATGATTGCGGAACACGATCAGGCCAGCGAGATTACGCTTTCGCAGGGCGGCACGGTCCAAGATGCTATCAAGTTTCTTACTCCGCAGATGTTTGGTGCTGTAGGAGATGGAACTACCAACGATACGACGGCTTTGGCCGCTATGGTGACAGCCAATAATGCCGAGGGTGGGACTATCTACATTCCCCCCGGTACGTTTCTCACAAACACTCCGCTGCAACCTGAAAATTACGGCATAAGAGGGGCCAACAAGCTCGCCGTCATCAAGGCAGGGGCGAGCTTCCCCGCGACCATGACCCGTGCGTACCAGAACACTGTCAATCCCGGAGGCACGGCGACTTTCCCTGCTGCGGTTGTGGCGACTGTGCGTGTCGGTGATAATAGCCGCAACCCTATCGAGAGCCTTTGGATTGACGGCGGCGGGTTCGCGCCGAACGGCCTCTATATCCCGTTCAATGCGGGGCAGACAGTCCGCGACGTGTTCGTCAACAATTGCACCGGCACCGGGGTTGTCATTGACGCGCACCAAAATACAGAATTCCGGTTTGTCGTGAACAACTGCGGTGGCCCCGCAGTCCAATTGCTGCAAGGCATCGCCAATACCCGCGTTCTGTTTGACGCCGGGAGGACTGGGTACGCGTTGCTGATGAAAGCGGACAGTACCTATCCAAACTATAATATGCCGGGTACGGGCCTCTCAGGAACGCCGCGACAGGTCATCATTGGAGGTATCCACGAGGTTTTCACTGGATCGCCCAACTATGTTTACCGTGTTGAGGACAATTCCAGCGACATCGTTTTTGATCGCACGGAAACCGCAATCGGCATTCTGGTCGCAAGTGGGGGCACGATTACGAGCTTTAGCTCGATGGAGTCTGTGTACTCGTTTGTGAATACCCGCAATATCTCAATGATCGGTTGTTTCGCTAATGGCCTTGGCAGCGACTACCCTTCCACGTTCTCGGTTGTAGACTTTAATGGCGCTCTTGGCGCTAACCCGGCTAGTCACCTCATTGACAAACTGACCGTCAATCTGTTCAATAGTGGCGCATCAAGCAATAAAATCCGGGCAATCGTTCGCCACCGTAATAGCGCGCTGCCTTTGGTTGTTCGCCACTTGAATGTTACGGTGAATAACAAGTACCGGATGCTCATTGAGAGCGATGGTTCGCTTGTTACTTACGAGCCTACATTGCGTTTTGGCAACTGGTCTTCCCGCCCTACGGGGTGGATTGACGCTACTGTCTTTTTTACCGATGTCGCGCTTGATGAAACCCTGACAAAGGAGGCATCAAGGGCACTTACAGGTACGACGCAAGCCGCCGCGATTGCCAGTGCCACGCAGATTGAAGTCACCAGTGGGACGTATAACAACATCCTACCGGGGGATGTTATGCGTGTTCTACTTGACAGCGGGGAGTACCAAGTTGTCACTGTGACTGGGCGCTCCGCGTCAGGCCCGCCTTATATAGTGACATTCACCGGAGACCCGCTTGAAGGCGCTGTCGCCAGCGGCAACGCCTTCGATGTATGCGGGCGCTGGTTCCGCCCCAACGGACTACCTTGGAACGGTACGCAGACTTACACGGCGGGTGACACCACTCCCAACGTATGCGGCATGTCCACGTTTCGGATTACCAATGCCTCACCGACGACGGTTTCGCGGTTGAACTTCGGTCGTCCGGGGCAAAGGCTTATGGTGGAGTTTGCGGATGGCAATACAACGATCCAGCATTCAACCACTCAGATCAGACTGCTTGGTGGCGTAAACCTCGTTGGCAGCACGACGACGAAGCTCAACCTAATTATGGGCAGCGATAGCGTCTGGTACGAAGTCGGCGCGCGTCCCTTCCGTACCGGGACCATCTCAGCAACCACCGATGCAAGCGGTGATATTGTCGTGACGCACGGCCTCGGGTTCACGCCTGCCGCACCGTCTGTTCAGATCACCGGCACCACCTTCGTGACTGCGCAGGTTCGCAGCACCGGGGCCACGACCTTTACAGTGCGGTTCTTTGGATCAGGCGGCACAGCGCTTGCTTCAACGGCTGTCACTGCAACGTGGAGTGCATCGTGATTGCCCCTAGTTACATGATAGGATCACACCATGGGTGTTAAGGTCGCAAACAACGCTACATCCACCATCGTGGGAGCTGTCTCCAGCTCTGATGTGGGGATCACGGTTACCGCAGGCACGGGCGCTCTGTTCCCTGCTCTGGGCGCAGGCGACTACTTCTATGCAACGCTGGTTAGCGCCGGTGGAACTCGTGAGATCGTGAAGGTCACGGCACGGGCCACTGACGCTATGACCATCGTACGCGGACAGGAAGGGACTACGGCGCAGAGCTTCGCCGCTGGCTCACGCCTCGAACTGCGGGTTACGGCTGCGTCGATC